TTAAAAAATATTATTAACTGCTTTTTTGGCGTTTGCCATCATATCGCCGGTGAAATGCGAATAAGTGTCAATTATTACTTTTACCGTATCTCCCATAAGCTCTGCAACGGTCTTAAAGTCTACTCCATTACCGACTAGCCTGGAAGCATAGGTATGGCGTAAATCATGCACTGAAATATCGTAACCCGCTTTTTTATAATGATATTTTAAGATAGAGCTAACGTTATTCGTATTGCTAAACGGAAACAGTCTTCCACTTATGTCAATTGGATAATCTTTCTTGTATTTTTCAATAGCTTCATTTGTCTCTTCTGATATAGGAACGGTCCTTACCGAGTTTGGAGTTTTAACTCTGCCAAAACCGTATTTTTTAGCCTTATTAATAATTTTCCATTGCCTATATATTTTAATCTCTGATTTTTTATAGTTATGGCAATCCAAAGTGAGTCCAAGTATTTCTCCTATACGAAGCCCGGCCGTAGATGCTATCAGTGACATCAATTTTAAATCCGCTCTTCTAATTTTAGGAATTAAATCCTCTTGTTCTGCAGCATTAAGAGCTTTGATATTAACGATTCTTTTTTTCTTTTCTTTATCTTTTGGCAGCTTAACAGAAGTAACAGGATTAATCTTGATTATTTTATGAGGTTCAATAGCATAATCAAATACTATTTTAATTTTCTCCAAATAACTTTTTATTGTGGAAGCTTTCAAACTCTTCTTTTTAACCATAGTATCTACACACTCCTGAATCTCAAGAGAAGTGATTTCAGTAACCGCTTTTTTATTCAGTTTAGTAAAATGTGTCACAGCATCATCATATGTTAATATTGTGCATGCTTCTAAATATAATTCAAAATGTTTTATGGCCATAGCATAAAGTTCTTCAAATGTAGTACCTTCCATTTCAATGTTAATGTCGGCTTCCATTGATTCTTTTAAATCATCAACAATTTTATCAATCCATGGCTTTGCTTCTTTTTGAGTTTTAAATCCCTGCTTTGACTTCTGTTTCCATTCACCATTTTTCTTGTAACTTACGATTGCCTGTATTCCTTTATTCTTTTTTCTGTAGGTAATATTATAGTCCATTCAATCCTCCTATTTTAGGGTATAAAAAATAATCCTTGCATCGACAAAGGATTAAATGCTATAATATAAGTGATTTGAGTGCATTTAGTCCCTTGTGGCAAGATGTATCTTAATAGCATTCGATATTAGTAGTACCGGGTGCTATTTTTTCATTTAAATAATTTGATAATTTGTAAATTAGGTATAAACTGTATTATGTAGGTATCTAATTTTACAGATACACCGTATTTACATTTATAATATTCCAGTGCCTCCAACAAAAATTCTTCTGTAACATTCAAGTATTCAGCCATTTCCTCACGATTTTGACAGCGATGCTCATAGGCTTGTACTATTCCAATTAATCCTATTTGCTTATCATAAGCCCATGCCCGGGCCTGATGCTCCTGTTTTGCATTTATTATATTGGATAAGTCAATTATATTTCCTGTATTCTTATAGAAGTGGCTTATTTCTTCAACTAAGGCGCAAGTTTTCTCAGCCTCGGTCATATCTCTTCTGATAGCTATTTTATTGTCTTTTATTCTTCCTTCATATTCTTTAAGAGGCTTTTCTTTTACAATCAAATTATTATCTGCTGCCTCTTGTAACAATTCTTCATATGTCATAAATACCCCCTGTAGAGAATTAGAAATCAGGGTCGTCCATAATATCCTCATCATGTTGCAGGTATTCCCCAGTGGTCCCTTTTCTAGGTCTGGCTGCATTCAATTTCAAGTGCTCCGGTATTTCTTCTTTCTTTGGAAGTGGTGTTATTTTTTTAGACTCTGATAAATCAATAATATTTTTATTATAATTAATTTGAATATGCGATAATTCATCTACCGCTTCATCAGAAGTTATATTCACTTCGGTTAGTTTATTTAAAGCATCTTCAATTACATTAAGCGCAAGCGTAGACTCGTCTTCTAGCTTGTCTATATCAACTTTTTCATAATTAATGGTTGCAACAATTGTTTCAAAGAAATTTCTAAAATAATATAAAGCTCTAGTCATTTCTATGATACATTCCACGTATTCCATTTCCTTATCAATATTTGTGTATATTTCAAAAGTTGCACGGTTATCTAATTGTCTTAGAATATCGATAAATTTACTTAGCTCTGTTACATCTTCCTTATTTTTTGTTTTCTTAAAAGCTTCGTATTCATATTCATGAATATAGTTTTTAATTTGTTCATAAACTGTGTTGGTATTCGAATAAGTGTCATTAATCTCAGTGTTTGATTCAAGGTAATCCATGCTTACATTAAAGAAATTAGCAATTTTCTTTAATGTAGTACGGCTTGGATATTTAAATCCCCTTTCGTAATGCGAAACCATGGCGGGCGAAACTCCTATATTTTCTGCGACATCTTTCTGCTGTAACCCCTTGTCTAATCTCAACTTTTTTAATTTATCAGATAACATTAATGTCTCCTTTGAAAATATTTTAAAAAGACACAAAAAAACCGTTGACAAAATACCTGAGGTATAATATACTATATCTAAAGTTAATAAAAATCTTTCCCCAAAGTTTTTAATATTAACATTATAATAATATTTATACCTGTAGTTAATTGCATCTTACTTACATTATAATTAACCTCAGGTTAATTGTCAACACTTTTTTTCAGAAAGGAGGTATAATATGGATTGGATAAAATTCGGGCAGCAACTAAAAAAAGCAAGGGAGCGAAAGGGTTTAAAACAAGAAGACATAGCAAGATTGGTAAATATGACTCCGGCAATGATAAGTTGTCTTGAAAATGCAAGCAAAAAAACTAATGTTGATACACTTGTTATGCTTTCTAAAGCAATGGATATTGATTTACTAGAGTTGTTTTAAATTTTTTTAAACACAACTATACCTGTGGCAAAGTAAAAGATACCATAAGTTATAATACGGAAAGGAGACTAAAGATGAATGAAATGAAAGTTTTTAAAAACAATTTATTTGAAGTAGCAGCAATGTTGGATAACGGAGAAGTTTTATTTGATGCTGAAAAGGTTGCAAGGTGTTTGGGATTTACAGAAATTAAAAATAAAAATGAATATGTTAGATGGAGAACAATAAATGGTTATTTGAAATTTTCGCAAGATGTTGCGAAAGGGGATTTAATACCTGAAGCAGCAGTATATAAATTAGCCTTTAAAGCAAGTAATGAAACAGCGGAAAAGTTTCAAGATTGGTTGGCTATTGAAGTGTTACCTGCAATAAGAAAAACAGGTACATATAAAATTCCTTTAACTAAAAAAGAAGAAATGAAGCTTTATTTAGAGGTATTGGAAGAACAAGATGCAAAAATTGAAGCTGTGAATAAAGATTTACAAGACTTCAAATTAGACATTCCATTATTAGGAATTGAATGCGACAGGATAACAACAGCAGTTAAGACAACAGGCGTTAAGTGTTTAGGTGGGAAAGAATCACCTGCATACGCAGACAAATCTTTAAGAAGTAAGTTATATTCTGATATTTATTCACAGGTAAAACGTGAATTTGGAGTATCCAGTTATAAGGCTATTAAAAGGAATCAGACTGATGTTGCTGTAAGGATAATAAGTAAATATGAAGCACCTTTTGTCTTGAAGCAAGAAATCAGTCAAACGAATAACCAAACAAAAATATAAGGAGGTAAAAATGTCAACTAAATTATTAACTCAACAAGATGTAGCGGACCGTTGGCAATGCGATGTTCGTTCGGTAGAAAACAAGCGCAAACAAGGGATATTAAAGCCGTGTCCTAACGTCCCTGGTATTAAGTTCACAGAACAACATATACAAGAGCTTGAAGGAATAAAGCTTGATAAAATGCATCCACTTGAACGCAGGAGACTAGAAAAGGAAATATCTGAGTTGCAAGTAGAAATCGAAAAACTCAATAAAGAAAAGGAGCAGCTAAAAGGCATCATAGCAAATGTATTAGCAGAAACATCACAAGTTTTCAATTTAAATATAAAAGCAAGTTAAGAGCTTCCGTGCTCTTTATAAAAAACTATATTAATGTAAAGTCCTTAACCTACCAGTATATGCAGGTAGATAGGAAATAGAACAGGAAGGAGATAGAAAGTTGATAAATTTTAAAAATTTAAGTAAAGCGCTAAAACATACAAGGTCATCACAAGTGTATTGGTTCAGAACAGAGAAATACAGTTACCTATTAACAGGGTATTGGGCGATAAGGACAACCAAGCGCCTACATGTAGAAAAAGGTATATTCCCAGCTCTTATAAACCTGTTTCAAGATATACCAGAAATCTCAAAAGGGTTGCAGCTTACCCATAAAGGCGTAGAGCCAATGAAGGAAGAACAAATCAAAAACTTTGTTGAGCTTATAGAAAAGATGCCAGAGACAGAAATAAAATACACAGGTCTTTTTAACAAGCGAAACAACATGGATGAAGATGTAATCTTAAAATCACCAAGTAATTACATTTTTATCAATAAAATTTACATGGACTTCATTGACGACATGGAATTTGGAACAAATTTATTCGGAAAAGGACCTTGCAATGCAATCTATGCACAAAATGGTGAAGAAATAGCAATGATATTGCCTGTTAGATATTCAGATATACCAGAATACTTAAAATCAATCCAAGGAGAAGATGATGTCAGCGGCATTGAATGAAATATTAACAATTGCAGTCCAGGGATTCTTAATCAACTGTGTCATCTGGGCAGTGTATTGGGGGTTATATAGATGAGGTTAAGTGCAACTGTAAAGGCAATTTGCAGTACCTACAGAAACATCTTTAGAGAAGACGGCTATGTAACAAGGGAAGAGCTGATTCAAATGTTAAAGGTAGATGAGCTAATCCCTGAAAAATATAGAACTGAAAAAAGCTTCGAAGTGATAGCGGATTACATTGAAAAGAATTCAGGAGTAAGAGAAGTAACGAACGAAAGGAGGATGAATTTATATCTTCAAGGGTTAAATGCACAAGAAATGGCAGAAAAAGAAGGAGTTGATGTTTCAAGTATAAATTACTGGCTTAGAAAAAGAGGGTTAAATAAAAAAGAAGCCTGCTGCAACAGGCGATAAAAAATAACTATTCAAGTGCATTATAGCACTAAAAGGAGGAAACATGCAAGACTTAAATAAATTAATTGATGCTGCGGTTGATTTAAGAATAGCAACCTTAAAAGCAGGAGAACAAAGTATTATAAACATTTCAGGAATAGGCACAGAAAAAGAAGCTTTTCAATTTTACGGGGAAGAAGTTTTCGCCACAATGATAAAAGGAAAAGATTATGTAATAGAAAAATTTTCACATGATTTTAAATATAAATATACGAGTGTTATAAGCGGATTGAATTTTTTCTGTATAACAGATGAATTGTTGTTTGAAGGTGATGAAAATAAAATAGCGGAGGATAAATAAATGAAGGGATATAAAGGATTTGGTAAGGATTTAAAATGTAGAGGATTTCAGTATGAAGTAGGTAAGGATTATGAAGAAAAAGATGCTGTATGCTGTAAAAAAGGATTCCATTTCTGTGAAAATCCTTTGGATGTGTTTGGATACTATCCTCCGGCAGATAGTAGGTATTGTGAAGTTGAAGGAGATGGAAAACTTGACGGTGACTACAGAGATACTAAGGTTGCCGCTTCAAAGATAAAGATAAAAGCAGAAATAGGCATTCCAGGACTAATTGCTGCAGGAGTTGAGTACATAAAATCTAATATCGACTGGAAAAATGCAAAGGAATCTAACACAGGAGACCGAAGTGCAGCCACTAACACAGGATACCAAAGTGCAGCCACTAACACAGGAGACCGAAGTGCAGCCACTAACACAGGAGACCGAAGTGCAGCCACTAACACAGGATACCAAAGTGCAGCCACTAACACAGGATACCAAAGTGCAGCCACTAACACAGGATACCAAAGTGCAGCCACTAACACAGGAGACCAAAGTGCAGCCACTAACACAGGAGACCGAAGTGCAGCCACTAACACAGGATACCAAAGTGCAGCCACAGTTGAGGGCAAGGAAAGTATAGCAATGGCTACAGGAATAGAATCGAAAGCAAAAGGCGCATTAGGTTGCTATATAGTTCTTGCAGAGTGGATATATGAAAACTATGAATGGCATTTAAAGAATGTTAAATCTGCAAAAGTAGACGGCAAGAAGATAAAAGAAAATACATTCTACATGTTGAAAAATAACAAGTTTGTTGAAGTTACAGAATAGGAGGCAAGTTATGTTTAGAGGTTTACGACCAGATGAAATAGATGTAAGGGTAGGCTCTGTCACAGCTAAAGGTGTATCGCTTCTCTTATACAAGGATGCTAGATGCGATATGAATATACTTGACGAAACATATGGGCCAGAAGGTTGGCAAAGAAGACATGAAGTTATAAACGGAAATCTTTACTGCGGAATAGGTATCTGGAACAGAGATATTAGCGAATGGGTTTGGAAATGGGATTGCGGAACAGAAAGTTATACAGAAAAAGAAAAAGGTGAAGCTTCAGACAGTTTTAAAAGAGCAGCTTTTAATATAGGAATAGGCAGGGAACTTTACACGGGAGGTTTTATATTTGTTAATTGTGAGACCGTAGAAGATCCACCGAAGTCCAAAAAATATTTATTAAAAAACAAATATCAATTTAGCGGTGCTTACGTATCAGACATTAGATACAAAGAAACAGAACATAAAAGAGAAATTATTGGTTTAGTTATAAAGGATTCCAAGGGAGTTACATTATTCTCAAGATTTTCGCAAACAGACAATAAGCCAGCTGATAAGCCTGCGGATGAAACACCAGAAGAAAATGTACAAGCTGTTAAAGATAAGCAAATAGACAGAATCCAATTAGGTACATTGGAAGATGAATTGAGACGAACAGGAGTTAAGACAACTCAAATCTGTAAGGAATACAACATACAGGCATTAAAAGAATTGACACTTGAACAGTGGACCGAGTTGATGAAAAGGCTTGAAAAAGTGCCAAATAAGCAAAAGAAAGACCTAGGTCTATAGGAGGAGAAAATGATAATAAAAGTTAAGGTAATAGATGATAACGGACAACCTAAAGGAAGAGCTTACACATATAAAAGTGAAATAGATGTTAATGTTGGTGATTTAGTAGTGGCTGATATGGCAGGGAAGGACAAGATACTGCTTGTAGATGAAATAAACGTACCTGAAGAAAGTCATGATTTTGAAATTAAAACAATAAAAGGCCTGGCTGATGATGTGGAAGTTGAAGAATCCCCTACATTGGAATTTAAAGTTAAAAAAGAAATACTTCCTGTAATTAAAATTAATTTTAATGAAATGAAGACAGCTCTTAAAGATATTTTAACTGAATATAAGGGAATTGTAGTGACAGAGCAAAGCTTATCAACTTGCAAGGCTAAACAAAAGGACCTGGCAGGTCTGAGAGTGAAAATCGATAACTACAGAAAAGATAAAAAGAAAGATTTATCAAAGCCCATAACAGAATTTGAAAATCAATGCAAGGAATTAATAGGATTAATCGAACAGGCAGAGCAGCCAATCAAGGAAGGAATTAAAGTATTCGATGACCAAAAAAGAGATTTAAAACGCAACCAGGCTATAGAGCTCGCAAAAGAAGTTGCATCTGAATACGGCCTAAATGAAAAATATGCTGACAGACTTGAAATTTTGGACAAGTACTGTAATTTAACTGCTAAGTCAAATGAGGTTAAAGAAGACTTAATTTCAAAAGCAATGACATTAAAAGTTGAACAGGACAGAGAAGAAGAACTAATAGATATCATTAAAGATGTAATTGATTCAGAGAACGAAAGAATTAACCGTAAAATGAAGTTTGAGGACTTCAAGAGGTATATAGACAGAGGAATGTCTGCAAAGGATGTTATAGCCGAAATAAAGCTTTCTGCAAGCAGGATATATGAGGCAGAGAATCCTCCTATACCGGAGACGACACCTGAACCTGAGCAGAATATTGCATCAGAAACGAAGACAGAGCCGATTCCGGAACCTGCAAAAGAACCGATATATGAACCAATGTTTGAACCCGTGCAGGAAGAACCTACGTATTATGCTGTTTATAGAATAACAGGAAAGCATGGACAATTGTTAAGAGTGTCTAAGTTTCTAAAGGACAACGAAATTAATTATACAGTAATGGATGATGGTGAGATATGAAAGGGAAAAGCATTGTAACCGCTGACTGGGACCATTGCTTCATATGCGGCAGGAGTGGAGAACTCGAGGAACATCATTGCATGCATGGGACTTCCAATAGAAGGTTGGCTGAAAAGTATAACTTATCAGTTCCTTTGTGTCATAGCTGTCACAGAGAGTTGCACGACAGAAACACAGAATTAGACAGGCATATTATGCAACTGACACAGATTGAATTTGAAAAGAATTTTTCATACGAACTTTGGATGCAGGTGTTTAAAAAGAATTACAGGTGATGTTATGGAATTGACTTTTACTAAAGGACATATAACAAGAGAATTGAACGGGGACTACAACATAATGCTTGTGGTTCCCAAGCAAGAACAAAGCAATATGGAGCCATTAAATGAACTTCTGAACGATGAAAAACTAAAGACTTGTGCAATTGACCATAAGAAGAAAAAACGCTCATTAAACGCAAACGCATACTGTTGGAAATTATGTACAGAGATAGCAAATGTATTGAGGACAAACAAGGATGATGTATATTTATGCATGTTGAAAAGGTACGGCCAAAGTTCTGTTGTGTCAGTTGTAGAATCAGCTGCTGAATTATTCAAGCGGTCTGTTAAGTATTGCGAAGATTTCGGAGAAGCAGACCTTAACGGGAAGCATTTCAAACATATAAAGGTGTTCATGGGTTCAAGTGAATATGATACTAAGCAAATGGCTATTCTTATTGACGGAATAGTATCTGAAGCTAAAGCCTTGGGCATATCTACAATGACACCTGCAGAGATAGAAAAGTTAAAAAGCTCATGGCAATTTAATCAATAGGGTGGTGGTAAGTTGGCAGGGTGGATAAAACTTCATAGAGAATTAATAAATAAAGCTATATGGCAAGAGTCTACCCCTGAGCAAAAAACTATACTCATTACTCTCTTAATGATGGCTAATCATCAAGAAAAAGAATGGGAATGGAAGGGCGAAAGGTATAAAGCTCTGCCAGGACAATTTGTTACAAGCTTACCCTCAATTGTAAAAAAAAGTGGAAAAGGAATCACAATTCAAAACGTGAGGACAGCTTTAGCAAGGTTTGAAAAATACGAATTTCTAACAGACGAATCAACAAACAAAAATAGGCTTATAACTATTGTAAATTGGGAGTTGTACCAATCTAAAGAAGATGAAATAACAGACGGGCTAACAGGCAACCAACAGGCAACTAACAGGCAGCTAACAGCTAACAAGAATGATAAGAATAACAAGAATATAAATAATAATATTCCTTTAAAAAAGGAATCAAAGATTTTTACCAATGAAGACAAGGAATATTTGTTAGCTGAATATCTGTCAAAGCAAATATCAAAACATTTAGACAAGCCCTTGAGAGAAGAAAAGGATCTTCAGAAATGGGCGAATGAATTTGAAAAAATGGTCCGTCTGGATAAGTACGATATAAATGAAATAAAAGAGGTTTTAGCATTTAGCCAAAAAAACGACTTCTGGCAGACAAACATATTATCAGCTAATAAATTCAGAAAACAGTATTTAACTTTATTAGCACAAATGAAACGCGAAAATAAAAAAGGTGGCGATAACAGTGGAACAAATGACAACGGAATTAAATTCACTATCCCAAAAGTTGAAGTCGATACAGGAGAGGATCTCAGCAGAGCAGCAGAAGAACTCGGGCTTATATAAATGCCCTAAATGCAAAGATACTTACTGGATTGTTGAAGGAAATAACTGCAAAAGATGTGAATGCTTTGAATTAGATGAAGCTGAAAAGATGTTCTATAAAAGTGGAATAAAAGATGATAGTTACACTTTTACAAACTTTCAAGAATGGAACGACAGCTCCAGAAAGTTAAAACTTGTTGCATTAGAGTATTACAAGAATTTTGACAAAATAAAGGGAGAAAGACAAAATTCAATAGCTTTTTTAGGACAAGTAGGCAGTGGAAAAACTCACCTGACTGTAGCTTTGGGATTGAATATATTGAAAAGTAAAAGAATGTCGGTAGTTTATTTCAATTACAGAGAAGTAATAACAGAGCTAAAGCAAAACATGCTCGATGAGGAGTTTTACAAGAAGCAGCTAAATAAGTATCAGAATGCAAAGGTATTGCTAATTGATGATTTATTAAAAGGTAAAACCTCGGATTCGGATAAAAACATCATGTTTGAATTAATTAACTACAGATATATAAATCACTTACCTATCATCGTATCAAGCGAATATGACGTTAATGCATTACTAAATTTTGACGAAGCTATCGGAAGCAGGATTTATGAAATGTGCAAGAGCTACATAGTAGAAGTTAAAAAGGATGTAAGCAACAATTACCGGTTAAGGAGTTAATTATGAAAGCAGTATTTGAAGGAGCAACAATAAAAGTATGGTTTAATACTATATCAACTTCAAGGAATTTCTATAATGTTGCTGAGATAGTCCAGGAAGGTAATGCGGTGTTAATTAAAACAGGTAATGGAGACCAGCACTTGCTAAATTGGGACAATATTAACTTGGTAGAAGAAATAGAGGGAGATGGTTTAGACAGAAAGATGTTGGAACTAAAAGAAAAATTTAAGAAACAGGAGGGGGTAAATGGAGTTATATCATGATCATTTTCAAAATTACCGCCGCTATAACATACCAAAGGCTCAATTAATAATCGCGGATATCCCTTACAACATAGGCAATAACGCTTACGCTTCAAATCCAAGTTGGTACAAAGACGGCGATAATAAAAACGGCGAAAGTGAATTAGCGAAAAAGTCATTCTTTGACACAGACAATGATTTTAGAGTTCCGGAGTTCATGCACTTTGTAAGCACAATGTTGAAGAAAGAGCCGAAGGAAAAGGGACAAGCAGGCTGTATGATAGTGTTCTGCGAGTTTGAACAGCAGTTCATGCTTATAGAAAAAGGCAAGGAATACGGATTTAATCATTACATTAACCTTGTATTCAGGAAAAATTATTCGGCTCAAGTGTTAAAGGCAAATATGAAGATTGTCGGTAACTGTGAATATGCTGTACTGCTATATAGGGATAAGCTGCCAAAATTCAATAACAACGGCAAAATGATATTTAATTGCATTGATGTTCTTGAAAATTATTGCTTTGATTATGAGCGAGATACCGAAACCCCGAAAATTCACACAACACAAAAAAGTATTTATGTCATGAAAAATCTTATAGATATATTCACGGATCCGGGCGACGTGGTAATTGACCCGACGGCAGGTAGTGGAGTTACATTATTGGCTGCTGAACAGCTTGGAAGAAAATCATATGGGTTTGAAATAAAGAAACAGTTTGTAAATGACTTTAATAATAAATTAGCTAAGAATGTTCAAAGTTCAATCTTTAACATAGGAGGAATGATGAAATAAATGAACTGTAAAGACTGCAAATATTATAAAAGAACACATATAGAAACAGGAATATGTAAGTTATGGGATGAAAATGTAAGGTCAAATGATAATTGCGAGGAGTTTGAAGAATGAATAATTTGCAAATGATATTGAATTTCATAGGAGAACATCCATTTATAAGCTTTTTAATAATATGGAGTATATTCTCTTGGACACCCATAAAAATAATTCACAACTACAACAAATATGAGGAGGATAAAAAATGAATTTCAAAGATAAAGAATGGCTAGAAAAATGCAAGGCGCACCCTGAAAAATATGAAATATCAGTTGATAATGACTGTATTTCAGTTAACGAAGTCAATCCATTTGAAGAAGATACAGACGAATGGTACAACTTTGACGGAGAGCATTACAGTTTTAGCGAGTTTGGAGAATATTTTATAGTTGGTTTATTAAATTATATCGGCATAAAAGCTGACCATTGTTAGAAAGAGAGGATAAATAAATGAATAGTTGCGTGCTTATAGGCAGATTATCGAAAGACCCTGAATTAAGTTTTATCCCTTCGTCAGGGTTAGCAGTAACAAAGATTAATCTAGCAGTAGATAAAGATATGTCAAAGGAAAAGAAAGAACAGGCGAAGGCTAAAGGACAGCCTACAGCAGATTTTATACAAGTAACAATATTTGGCAAACAAGCTGAGAGTGCAGCTAATTTCTTAAAAAAAGGTAGTCAGTGCGCAATTCACGGCCGCATAAACACAGGCAGTTATACAACACAGACAGGTGAAAAGAAATATACAACAGATGTTATAGCAGACAGGGTTGAATTTATTGGACAAGTCAAGACTCAGAATAATTTTGATGATATACCAGATATATTTGAACCGGCGGACCCGGAAGACATACCTTTTTAGGGAGGAGGGAAAATGCTTGGACAATTAACTATAGACGGGCAGTCAAAGCTTGAAGTTACGATACAAAGAATAAAAATGTTTGAACCACCGGAGGGTTACTATGTAGCTTTTAGCGGAGGTAAGGACAGTCAAGTTGTTTATCATCTTTGTAAAGAAGCAAGAGTAAAATTTGATGCTCATTACAATATTACAGGAATCGACCCTCCAGAACTGGTTTATTTTCTTAGAGAATATTATCCGGATGTGCAAAGACATCAACACGAAAAGTCAATGTTTCAGCTTATGGAAAAAAAGGGATTACCTACACGACGAGCAAGATTTTGCTGCGCTGAATTGAAAGAGCGAGGAGGGAGCGGACGTTTTGTAATAACAGGCGTACGTTGGGCTGAAAGTAATAATAGAAAGAATAATAGAAATCTGATTGAATTTAATACATACGGAAGCAATTCAAAAGGTGCTATAGAAAAAAGAGAAATATTCCTACTTGCTGACAATGATGAAAAAAGAAATATGATTGAAAATTGTACAGTGAAAGGTAAGCATATTTTAAATCCAATAATCGATTGGTCTGAGGCAGAAGTATGGCACTACTTGAAAAGCAGAAATATTAAATATTGCAAATTGTATGATGAAGGTTATACACGTCTTGGTTGCATAGGCTGCCCTAACAGTTCGAAAAAGAGGGAGGAATTAGCGAAATATCCGAAATTTGCAGAAAATTATAAAAGAGCAATAGCAAGGTGGTTACCAGGGTATTTAGAAAGAAGAAAAACAAAAGGAGAAGAACCACTATATACAACAGTTGACGAATGGTATTCATGGTGGATAGAGGAATAGAAATAGGGAGCTTCGGCTCCCAAAGGAGATGATTAATTGATTAAATTTACAATACCGTATAGGCTCCCTGGACTAAATGAGTACACAAAAGAAAATCGCCGTAATAAATACGGTGGGAATAAAGAAAAACAGAGAACCGAAGAAGACATCATATGGATATTAAAGTCTGTTAAAGCTCAAATAGACAAGCCTGTGTATATAAAATTCATATGGTACGAGAAAACGCGCAAGCGAGATAAGGACAATGTTGCCTTTGCAAAGAAGTTTATACTTGATGCATTACAAAAGTCCGGAATACTGCCGAATGACAACAATCAGTACATAACAGGGTTTCAGGACGAATTTGTGTATGGCCGGGGCGATAAGGTTGAAGTAGAGATATGGGAGGAATGAAATGGATATCCTTGTAGATAAAAAACGTACAGCAAGAAAAAATCATCAGTGCGATTATTGCGACGGAATAATTGAAAAGGGTGAAATATATGACTACGCAAAATTAAAATCATATTACGCTGATGGAATATATGAATGGAAATCTCATGAAAAATGCTCGTTTATAGCAGGTGCACTTTGGAATTACATAGACCCTGATGAGGGAATGACAAGAGAAGATTTTCAAGAAGGTTGTTTTAACTTTTGCAGAACATTTATTTGTAAAGACTGTGAGTATTATGGCAAAGAAAACGAAGAATGCGAAAAAGACGAGAAATTTTGCATTGTTAAAATGTTCGAATTTTTACAAACACATGATTTTAAGAGGATAAAAGATAAACATGGATGGTCTTGTACATGGAAGTGCTTTCCAAAGGAGGGTTTAAATGAATAGAGAAGAATTATTGAAAATAGCCAAGCCGATACTTTTCAACACGGAAATGACACAGGCAACTCTTGAAGACAGAAAGACGGCTACAAGGAGAGTTATAAAACCACACCCGGATGAAAAACATCAATTTCCGCTTGGCTTTGTTACTGGTAGTACAGACAATAAAAACATTGGTTCGTATGGTTGGGGAATAGATGAGTATGGCGGTCATATACAATATGCTAAACCACCTTACAAGGTTGGAGATATTCTCTATGTTAGGGAAACATGGAGACCTGCAAAGAAAGGGTATTTTTACAAAGCCGACTGGGAACATGACGGCATAGGAGATATAGGGAAGTGGAAACCTTCAATCCATATGCCGAAGGAAGCGGCCCGACTGTTTCTGAAAGTTACTGATGTTAGGGTTGAGAGGTTGCAGGATATTACAGAGGAACAGGCAGAACAGGAAGGAATAAGGGGATATTCCAAAGACGGAAAGTTATATAAATATGCCGTTTCTCTTGATTGGTGGGATGAATACCACAGAAAATATACTAGTAAAATTTCAGGAGGCACGGCTTGGCAAGATATGCCGAAAAATCCTTGGGTTGCGTTTATGTATTTGTGGGATAGTACAATCGAAAAGCAAGACCTTGATAAATACGGCTGGGAAGCTAATCCGTGGGTGTGGGTTATAGAATTCGAAAGGGTGGAGGTGCAACAATGAAATCCTGTTTAAACTGCAGCCACGCAGAAGAAACAATGTTCGATGAGTGTAAAAGATGTAATAATGAACAATCACCATACTATAGAGAAATAGTTGATGAAAGAGATTTACGTAAATATGGGGAGGAAGAGTAATGAATATAAATGAAATAGCAAAAGAAATACATGAAAATGCAGTTGCTCACGGCTGGTGGGATGAAGAAAGAACATTCGGAGATATAATTGCTCTGTGTCATTCGGAGTTGTCGGAAGCATTGGAAGAGTATAGGAACGGTAAACCGACAATTTATTTCAAAGAAATTAATGGATTTGAAGTATCAGAAATGAGCGAATGGAATGGCGAGAAACCTGAAGGAATTGCGACGGAATTAGCAGATTGCATAATTCGTATCCTGGACTACTGTGGACATGAAGGAATAGACATTGAACAGGCTATTAAAATAAAGCATAAATATAATAAAAGCCGTCCATACAGACACGGTGGAAAGGTGATATAAATGAAATGCCCATTCTGTAATAACTATTTTACAATAGTGGTAGACAGCAGAGAAGTAAATAACGGAACAAAAACAAAGCGTAAAAGAAAATGTACTAAATGTGAAAATAAATTTATAACATATGAAACGAAGGAAGAGACGGCAAAGGAGGAATAAATGTATAACGGCGAAGGAATTATAACAAAGGCATTGCAAGCAAAGCATGACAATTTAGGAGACATCTTTGCTGCACAGGTAAAGTTAGGTTCAGCAGGAAGTAAAATAATGGATGCTGTTGCCATTAAAAGAACATGGAGCCCGGTAACAATAATAGCATATGAAATTAAAGTATCAAGGCAAGACTTTCTAAGCGACCAAAAACATCCGGTATATATGGAAAATTGCAATTTATTTTACTTTGTTACACTAAAAGATATTGTAAAAGAAGGTGAGATACCCGAAGGAGCAGGGCATATGATATACAGTCCTGACACAGGCAAGCTTAGGACGGTTAAAAAGGCACCATACAGAAAGACATCTGTTAATCCTAATGTTTTATTACATATTATGTTTTGGAAAGCCGACAGGTATTTCGGGTATAGAACAAGAGCGGAAATGCTTGCAGATTATCAAGCAAAAAAAGAGCTAAAGAATATAGGTTATGAAGTTGCTGCCAAAATATCGGATTTAGAATATCAAATAAAGAAGTTTGATAATTCGTATTATAAAAAGTTTTATGATGAAATTAATAAGGATTGGAAAGAGCTATTTGGTACAAGTTATGTAGATTTAAGGAGCCTGCCTACATCTAGAGGATTATCCTTACGAGAATTGGATTTGTTAAAATATAATATAAACAACCTTATTAGAGACGCGGAGAGAGTATTAAATAAGCTTGATGGGACGAAGGAGGGGGTAAGTTGAAGAAAGATCACATAAGAGATTATGCAACAGAAGCATTCAGATATTATGCCTTCATGGGAAAACCACATAAAGAAGATTTAGAAAAGAGATATTACCAGGAAGCACTTGAAGAGTATCAGAGAAGACAACAGATTGGTGGGACCGGAATCAGTAAACCTACTGAACAGGCTGTTATGTATGCTGAAGGTGTTATAAGACAGAAACAGGCAGAATTATGGGACATACTGGCTGTAGAAAAGACAATGATGCAGTTACATATATGGGAGAGACAAGCAGTTGAAATAGTATATTTTCCACATGCGCAGAGAGATATGCGAAAGGGAGAAATTGATTGTAGAGTTCAAGAAGCTGTCATAAAAATACCTGCAGGTGAAAGAACGGTATACAGATATCTAAAAAAAGCACGTGATGTATTTGCATTCGAAAGGGGGTTAAGAAAATAAAAATTTCTAAAAGTTGGCAGTAGTAGCACCTTGTCAATATGTTATTATGGTTTCATCAGAAGTGTTTGGATAGGGTAGCTCCTGAAAAGTACAAGCCTTAGTACTTCCAAATACTTATTTTTTTAAAGGTGATTTTTATACGAAAGGCGGGTATGAAATGAGTTACAGAGAAGCGACAGAAGATGGAATTAAAATCGTAAAACAAAATAACGGCAACAATGTGTATTATCCAAAATGTCATTTATGTGGAAACGAAGTATTTTCGTTTAGTTATTTGAGAAACAAAAATATACTTGCAAAGAGTGCAAATTAGAAAAGCATCTTTCGGACAAAGCAGACAGAATTGACAATAATTACGAATTAAAAGAAAAGAAGTTTGTGACAGCTATTAAACGGTTAGAACGAATGGACATAATTATTAACGGAAAATACAAGGATGCTATTGATAAAGTTCATGAAAAACTACATAAAAATGGTTGGTTTGATAGTACAGAAGAAATAATAACAGCTATTGAACTAGAAAAAAATAATATCAATTATAGACACCAAGTAAAGTTCGGGACAAGGTATAAGGTTGATTTCATATTAGATGACGAAAAGGTGTTATTAGAAGTTGACGGTAAATTATATCACACTAAAGATAAACTTATTAGAGAAAATTTAAGAGATAACTTGATATTACTAAATCTCGGAACGGATTGGGAAGTAGTAAGAATTACTGATGATTTAATAAATCAAAATATCAAGAAGTTAATCCCGGCAGTGAGAAAATTAAAAGAAAAACGCAAATTATTAAGAGAAGAATATGGCGGCTGCTTACCTGATTGGTATTCAGATAGAACAAGTTAATACTTAACATTGTAAATCCTCCAATGAATTAAGTGAACGGATAGACCTATAAAGACACTGCTTCCCCAAGCGGTGTCTTTTACTGTAGAATAATAAAACACAGCCGGCAACATGTAATTGTATCCGGACGGTGGAACAAGTTCATTTTGTGTTGGAAAATACACGTTTTTAAAATTAGAGTTTTGTGACGATGCAGATATGAATTAGACTGCATAGGGTATGGGGTGGGTAGATATGTCTTTAAAGAAAACATGTACATGCGGAAAGATAATTGATTACAGTCAACAATGCTGTGATGAATGCAAGGTAAAGTATGAACAATACAAAGCACAAAGATACAAACACTATGACAAGAATATTAGAAGCAAAGATACGACAGCTTTTTATAATTCTACTGAATGGGAGAAGGCAAGGGCTGAGGCGCTAAGAAAATACAAAGGTCTTGACCTATGGGAGTATTACATCAATAAGAAGATTGTATATGCTGACACAGCGCATCACATTATTGAATTAAAAGATGATTGGAGTAGGAGACTGGATATAAGCAATCTATTTCCTTTGTCATCCAGCAATCACAGTATGATACATAAACTATACAAGAAAGACAAACAAGGAACGCAGAAATTATTATTTGAATTAATAAAAAGATGGGAGGAAGAGTATGGAAAGTAATAATTTAATTAAGATTAGAGATACATCCAGAGAAACCGCTGACATCATAGATGAGATACTTGCTTTAGATGAAAGGGAAGACAAAGGAGAAGATGTTAAGAGGGAATCTGAAAGTGCTTTAGGAAGATTTATGTTGAAAATGATAGAACTTCAATCATTGCAGGGGTAGGGGGTATCGAAAAAGTTTAAGATGAGCTTCAGGATACCACGTGCCAACTCTCGCTTAAAAAAAATTCCCACATCAAGTTTTTAAATTATTAAGGTAATGTAACAACATTATTACGAAAGGAGTTGATATTAATGCCGACACCAGTAAAACCTTACTCAGTCCTTAAATCTGAAGGAAAATCGCATAGAACAAAAGCCGAACTAGAGAAAAGAAAAAAAGGCGAAGAGTCTCTTTCTACCGGCACGGCATTAAAAGAACGCCCGGAAGTAAAAGACAACCCTTTGGCTCATAAGGAGTTCTTAAGAATTAATAAGTTGCTCAAGAACATAGAAAAAAATGATGCAATATACGAACCTGTTATTAACAGATATTGTATACTTCAAGCAGAATGCTTTAATCTAGAAGACAAAAGAGAGAAAATATACAAACAGGCGCAGAAATTAGAGGAGAAGTTATATGCGTTTGAAGGTGAAATTGCATTTGAAGATTTAAGAGGTGCCATAAATGATATTGCTAAAATTTATGGAACAATGGTTGCCTTAGATAAGCAGGTTCAGGGCAAACGTAAAATGCTTTTAGATATAGAAAAAGAAAATATAATGACTATAGCTGCAGCACTAAGAAGTATCCCAAAGAAAGCAGACGAGAATGAAGATCCGTTGCTTAAAGTATTGCGTGGTGGTTAATATTGCTATTAGAACAGGCGACAAAATATGCTAACAGGGTTGTTGCTGGCAAAGAAATAACCACGCCGGAAGTTATTAAACAATGTGCGTGGTTTTTGAGAGATATCAAAAGGCAAGAATATGATGAGTTTAAATACTATTTAGATGTTGAGGAACTGACAAAAATTGAAGGTCTGTTGTCGCTTTTGTATTTTGCGACAGGGTTCAAAGTAGGTACGATAATCTTAGAAGGTTTGGAAGACTTCCAAGCCTTTTTTCTTGTCAATATATTTGGGTGGCGTTTCAAGGACAATCCTTTAAAATTTAAGCACAGAGATACAACATTATTTATTCCTCGTAAAAATGCAAAAACATTTATATGTGCCTTGATATTAATTATCCTCATGCTTACAGAGGATGATTATTCAGAGTTTTATTCCATATGTGTCGATCGTGAATTAGCCGGGGAAGTAAAAAAGGCAATGACCCAAATCATACAAGCAAGCACAGCTGTAGGAAAATATTTTGAATTGTCTAAAACGCTAAGTGGCAAAATAACTTGTAAACTTACAAGCAGCTTTTATCAGGCGAGGACATCAGAAAAAACAAGAAACAATTCAATAAGACCCAGCGCATTTATAGCAGATGAGATAGGCGCATTCAGAGATACCGGAAATATCGATGCAATGAAATCGGGCCAGCTGAATGTAAAAAATCCTTTGAGGTTTAAACTCACAACAGCGTATGATGAAACCGAAAGCATAATGATCGAGGAGCTTGATTATATCCGTAAGGTATATGACGGTGTAATTGATGACGATAGAATGTTCGCTCTCCTATATTATGCAGAAGAAAAAAACGCATGGAATGATACAGGATTAATGCAAGCTAATCCTCTACGAATTAAAGAGAACTACCAGGAAATAAGAGATAACCGCAAGGAAGCTCTTGAAAAACCCTCTGCTAGAAAAGAATATCTCACAAAGAACATGAATATTTTTGTGAATGATATTAAGGAAGAGCCTTATATTGTCTATGACAGATGGGAGAAATGCAGAGTTAAAAAAATAGACTTAAAAGGTAAAGAAGTTGCTGTAGGTGTAGATTTATCCCTAACAACAGACTTAACAGCCGTAGATATTATGTATAAGGAAAATGGAAAATACTATATCAAGGCTCACGCATTCCTGCCTAAAAATTCTCTGGCGGGGAGAAGAGAAAAAATAGATTACCGGCTCATGGAAGAGCTTGGTTGCTGCACAATAACCGAGGGTGATATAGTTGATTACAATGTGGTAGAGCAGCATACCAGGTCTATAGAGGAAAAATATAATTGTAAAATAAAAGTAATTGTTTCCGACCCTTTTAATGCTGTACAGATGATGCAGTCCCTAGCGGAAGATTACGAAGTTATTTTGATTAAGCAAACATACGGAAACTTAAGCCCTTCTTTAAAAAGCTTTAGAAATGACGTTTATCTTGGCAATGTATTTTATGAGGAAAATAAGTTGCTTGATTGGAATATGAGCAATGCAACAACAGTGCATGGTCGTACTACTGATGATATATTGCTTGCTAAAATAAATAAAAATAAACATAGAATAGATTTAGTTATGGCTGCAATATTTGCATACAGTCAAATCTATCTTGAAGACACAGGAATTGATATAAATGCCGTAACGGAAGAATACTTGAAAAGAATGGGCTGGTAGGAGGTGAGAGATTGAATGTACTTAGGAAAATATACAACAAGGCGATGCAAGTTTTAAGCCCTAAAACGGCAGACATGCAAAGTGAAGAATTGCTTGAGTGGTTGGGTATAAGCCGAACCCCTAAAAGAATAGTAAGTGAGGTTACATATTTCACTTGCCTTAAAATGTTATCCGAAACACTTGGGAAAATGCCGCTTAAATTTTATCAAAACAGCGAAAAAGGCATATTGAAAGTAAAATCAAATACCGCACACAGAATTTTAAGCACACGGCCGAATGCCTTAATGACACCTTCTATATTTTGGGCCACAGTAGAACAGAATCGAAATCATTACGGCAATGCATATGTTTGGGTAAGAAGGCAATTTAAAAAGGCAAGGTACGGAGGAAACTATGAAATAAAAGATTTCTGGATAATGCCGTCTGATTGTGTGCGAATATTCATTGATGATGTTGGTGTGTTTGGGGGCAAAGGAGATTTATGGTACAACTATACAGATAAATATTCAGGTCAAAGCTATACATTCCGGTCTGATGAGGTTATGCACTTCAAGACCTCATACAGTTTTGACGGAATTTCAGGGGTTGCAGTAAAAGATATCCTAAAATCTACTTTAGAAGGTGGACTTGAAAGCCAAAACTTTATGAACAATCTATATAAGACAGGCCTAACCGGAAAAGCTGTGCTTGAATATGTGGGCGATTTAAATAAGAAAGCTCAAGATGCACTTGTAAAAGGGTTTGAGGAGTTTGGCAGCGGTTCAGAAAATACCGGAAAGATAATTCCTGTACCATTGGGCATGAAACTTATACCGCTTGACATAAAACTTACAGACAGCCAATTCTTTGAATTAAAAAAATTCAGTGCATTACAAATTGCCGGAGCTTTGGGGATAAAACCGAACCAAATAAACGATTATGAAAAATCTTCATATGCAAACAGTGAAATGCAGCAATTAAGCTTTTATGTTGATACTGAGCTTTTCATTTTAAAGCAGTACGAAGAGGAAATAAATTATAAGACACTTACACAGGAGGAACTCGAAAACGGGTTCTTTTTTAAATTCAACGAAAAAGTGATACTTCGTACTGACAGCAAGAGTCAAATTGAAATGCTATCCAAAGCGGTAAACAATGCAATATATACACCTAACGAGGCAAGAGAATATCTGGATAAACCAAAAGAAAAAGGAGGAGATAGACTTGTTATGAACGGAAACTACATTCCAATAGAAATGGTGGGACAGCAATATAAGAAAGGAGGTACAGCTAATGCCGGAGAAGAATAAAAAATACTGGGAATTCAAAGCCAAGTCAAAGGATGAAGCGGACTTATATTTGTATATAGAAATTGCTTCCTGGGGTGGCGGCTATGCGGCTCACTCAGCACAATCCTTCAAGAAAGAAATGGATGCATTGGGAGAAATAAAGACTTTAAATGTCTATATCAATTCTCCTGGGGGAGATGTGTTCGAGGGCAACGCAATATACAACATGCTTAAGCGCAAGGCTCAGAAGTGTGATTTAAATGTTTACATTGACGGTTTAGCTGCAAGCATTGCGTCTGTAATCGCAATGTCCGGCACAAAGGTGATAATGCCCAACAATACCATGATGATGGTTCACAATGCTTGGGGATATATTGGCGGGAACGCTGGACAACTCAGGGAATGGGCGGAGGCTCTTGACAAAGTAAGTTTAACAATCAAACAGGCGTATTTAAACAAAGCAGGAGATAAGCTTGACGAGGAAACAATAACACAACTTATGGATGGCGAAACATGGCTTACCGCTCAGGAGTGCCTTGATTATGGGTTGTGTGATGAAATTGTCGGGGCAAAGCAAATTGCAGCTAAGTTTGATAAATCACTGCTTAAGAATTACAAGAATGTGCCGGATGTATTTTCTGAAAAAAAATCGGAAGAAAAGCACATAGAAACGCCCGAAAGTACAATAAGGCAGATTGTTAAAGAGGAGTTAGCTGCTTTGAATGCAATAAAAGAACCTGAAAGTGACATAGAAGCAGAAAAAGCAAAACTATTGTTAGAAATTGATTTAATATAAAAAGGAGAAGATTAAATATGAATAAGAAATTGCAAGAAATGCTTAACAAAATTAACGCTAAAAAAGCAGAAGCAAAGAAACTGCTTGATGAAAACAAAATTGACGAAGCAAAGTCAGCAAAAAAAGAGCTTGAGGATATGCAAGCGGCTTTTGATGTTGCAAAAGATTTGTATGATGAGGAGCAGGAAGAAGCTGAGGACGAAATTAAGAACAATAAGAAAAAAGAAGTAAAAGACAAGAAGCCCAGTATTGCACAAGCCTTTGTAAACATCATTAAAGCCGGAATATTCAGGAAAACAGCCGATGCAGAAGATGTTGAAGTTTATAACATGATGACCGAACAGGATCCTGTTGGAGGAAAATCTGACGGCGGTGTAACTGTTCCACAAGATATAAGAACAGAAATTAAGGAGCTGCGAAGAAGCGAGGATGCTCTTGAAACTCTTGTAAATGTTGAACCCGTTTCAACTTTAACTGGCTCTAGAGTAATAGAAGTAAATGCGGACCAGGTACCGTTTGACAACGTGGAAGAGGCAGCACAATTCCCGGATGTTGACACTCCTCAATTTGAGACTATTGACTACAAGGTAAAGAAAAAAGGCGGTATACTGAAAGTTACAAGAGAGCTTTTAGAGGATACAGCAGAAAACATTCTTGCATATCTTAGAAAATGGATTGCTAAAAAAGCTAAAGTTACAAGAAATATGATGATTCTGTCCGAACTTAACACAAGTTTCGGAGGTGCAAAAACCAAAGTCATAGCTGATTTGGATGATTTAAAAGACATTTTCAACGTTGAACTTGATCCGGCAATAGCACTTAGCTCAAGAGTGCTGACCAACCAAGACGGTTTTAATTGGCTGGACAAGCTGAAAGACATTGACGGTAAATATGTGTTGCAACCTAACCCTGTAAACGCAACTCAAAGACTGCTGTTTGGAAGATATCCGGTAACAGTAGTGTCAAATAAGGTTTTGGCTTCAACAGCTGGTGCAGAAGAGGTTAAATATCCGTTCTACTTTGGTGACTTTAAAGAGGCTATAACCATATTTGACAGAGAAACATTGTCGATTGAATTCTCTACTGAAGCAGGGGACTTGTGGGGTAAGGATCTTACAGGCGTAAAAGTAAGGGAAAGACTGGACATTAAAACAATCGATGATGAAGCGGTTGTAAAAGGTGAAGTTACAGTAGAAATATAAGGAGCTGAAAAGCTCCTCTCCTTTAAGGAGGGATTAATATGTTGGAAAAAGTAAAAGAGTACTTGAGAGGTTCGGGAGCAGATGATGGACAGATTGAGGACCTAATAGAAGCAGCAGATATTTACCTAGAAAACGCCGGAGCTAAAAAAGATTATGCCAACGCTCTTTATGTTTTGGCTGTTAAAATTCTTGTTACGCATTGGTATGAAAACAGGTTGCCTGTGGGTGAAGTTACTCAAGAGATGACTTTTTCACTGAGGCACATCCTTACGCAGCTAAAATATTGCTACGACGGTGATGAAGTATGATTAATCCAGGAAAATACAGGCATAAAATAACCTTTCTGAAAAACCACGGAGGCAAGAATGGTCTCGGTGAACTTGTAGACGATTGGAAAGAACACACCACCGCATGGGCTGCCGTTGATCCGCTCCTAGGAAATGAATTTTTCTCTGCATTGACTACAGAAAGCAAGGTAGAGATAAAATTCAACAGTAGGTATGTACCTGGCATCACAAACGATATGAGAATTCAATATAACAGTAAAGTGTATGAAATCTTATCTGCTATAAATGTAAAAGAACTTAACCGGGAATTACTGTGCTATTGCAAGGAGGTAAAATAGATGGCGAGATTATGTACAGAATTTGAAACAAAAGTTATGGTACCTGATTGGAAATATTGCAACGAACATAGAAAAGAAGAACCTAACAGAATACAAGACGACCATTGCAATTTTGTTGAGAAATATTCCGGAGCCTATTATTGTAGGTTGTTCGGTGGGATGTCTCTATATTCTCATGAGCACAGAGTTTTAAAATGCGAAGAATGCTTAAAAGCTTGTGAGAGTGTTATTAATGGCTAAAGTAAAATTTAAAATTGAGGGCATGGATAAGCTGCAAAAGTCACTTAAAAAGTTGGGGGATGTGCCACAGAAGCATGTAACATCAGCGGCCAAAAAAGGTATGAATATAGTCAAGAAAGATGCTAAAGCTGATGCTCCGTATCTTTCCGGAGACTTACAGAAAGGTATAATTCTTGTCCCTGAGAAAACAAAACAGGGTAAGAAAGTTTATCGGGCTGTATTTGACCGGGCAATGAATGATGTATTCCAAAAGCCAAACAAAGACGGAGATATAACCGGCTACTATCCCATTTCACAAGAGTATGGATTCTTTGCAAAGAACGGTAGATATATACCTGGCTTTGCTTTTGTTCGCGGTTCTTTAGAGAAGGATGCACCTTCTGTTGAAAAAACAATAGTAGATACTATGCAAAAGAAAATAGATGCTGAAATAGCGAAAGGGGGATTAAAAAAGTGATAGAGCAGGCATTAAGATATGAAATAGAACAAGCTATCCCGGAGTTGTCCGGAGAAATATATCCAACAAATGCCCCTGAAACGCATGATAAGCCGTACCTTGTATACCTGCGCAACAAAACAAACAAGATAAAAACCTTGCAAGGATATACAAATAAACAAGCCTTATCCTATATGTGGAGCGTTATGGCTGTCAAATATGGTGACATGCTCACGATTAGAAATAAGCTTGAGCAATTGCTCATGAGCATGGCAAAAACGCAAATAGGGGCAAATGGTGACCTCTACATTGAAGATTTAACCATTGACGATATAAATGAAACATATGAATTTAACCTCGGCATGAACCGGGGCATTATTATTTTTACAATATATTTTTAAGAAAGAGAGGAATAAATTATGCCAGATGCAACAAGAGCAGTAGGAACTACCATAAGTAAAGGAACAACAAGCCCAGTTACTATAGGGAAGTTAACAAACATAGGCGGTATAGAAATTACAGCGGAGACAATGGATACAACTGCACTCGATTCAGAGGGAGGGTACCGTGAATTCATACAAACATTTAAGGATGCTGGAGAAGTCCCTTTGGAGGGATATTTTGTCCCCGGCGATTCAGGGCAAATTGCAATGCAAGTTTCCTTAGATTCGGGAGATGTAGAGGATTATAAAATTACTTTCCCGACAACACCGTCAGCTGAATGGAATTTCAAGGGTGTTGTAACAGCTTTTAAGGTAGGCGATGTTGAGTTAGACGGAGCAATAAACTTTGGAACCACAATTAAGGTATCCGGAAAGCCGACATTGACGGTAGGTTCGGGAGATTAATTTCTCCATTTTAGATTAGAGGTAAGGTAATGAGCGTAAAGATAGAAAAAGAATTAAGCGCACGGAGAGCGACTATATTGCAGGATTCATTAAATGACTTAAGAGAAGACATCAGCCAAATAAGAACAAAGGATGAAAGTGTTTTAAAAGCCTACAGTAATTTGGAAAATGCCTTTTCAGAAGCACTTGATGCTGAAGCTAAATACCGAGTTGCTCTTTCATAATTGATATTGCAGTTGCTTTAATTATGTCAAAAGTAGCGGATGACATTAAAAAAGTAAAAATTTGTAAGATAAAAGGAGCGAATATGGAAAAAGAAACTGCAAAACAAATAATAAACACATTACTAGAAACACATCATGTTGATAGTTTATCGGTCGTAGATATATCTGGAGAAGATTATCCTGAAGGATGTGTAAGTGTAAATTTGCAATTAACTGCTATTGGTAAAATTGAGCCGGAAGAAGATTATAAAACACTATAAAAAGGAGAGTGAATAATATGTTTTACCCTATAAAACTTGATAAAATGAGGAATTTGAGGTATGGCATGAAAGCCTTAAGTTTAGTAGAGGAAACACTTGGTATGCCTGCTGCAAAATTAAACATGGAAAATATGACAATGAAAGATGCAGCAACAATTATATGGGCTGGTTTAGTACATGAAGATAAAGAACTTACGCCAGATAAGGTTATGGATTTAATTGATGATAATTCATCTATTGAAGAAGCTGTAAACTCTATGTCAAAAGCCCTGGAGGGTGCATTCGGAGGAGATGAAGCAAAAAACCCCAAGAGAGCAGTGAGCAAGGGCAAGAATTTAGCATAAAAGGTGCTTTGGAGCTTGCTGCTCAAATTGGAATAAAGCCAATGGAGTTTTGGGATATTACTCCCCAAGAATTAAATATTTACGCAACTGAATATAGTAAAAGAAAGATGGGAGAATTTAAAGAAAAGTTATCTCTCGAATATTATAACGCTGCTTGGACTATTCAATGGTTAGGTAAGAAATCTCAACAACCGCAGCCGCTGAAAAAGATTTTAGATAACTTGTATAAAGAAAAAAAGGTAATGTCTGCGGAACAAATGTTAAAACAAGTAAAGTTGCTTAATTCTATACTCGGAGGTGATAACGTACATTAGAAAAGTACATAACAATAATTGACAATGTTTTCATAAAATGCTATCCTTTAAGTAGTTTTATATATTTTAAGGAGGGATTACAATGAGAATATGCAATAATTGTGGAAACAAATTAAACGACGAGGAAAAGAAATGCCTAATATGCAAAACCAGTGCAAAAAATGCTATACCTGTCGATGAGAATGATAAAGAAAGAATTGAAGAAATAATTGCTTCTGTCAGAGCTAAAGGAAATAATCAGAATCAACAAAAGAAGAAGCCAAATGGATGCTTGACAATAATAATAGTATTTGTAGTATTGGGGATTATAGGGGCGGCTCTTGGTGGTGGTAATGATAATTCTAATCAGCAAAGCGTAAATGCTTCTAACCCAATCAATGGCGAAAGCGTGCCGGTTAACTCCGAGCCTAAACAGGAAAAGAAACCCGATTTAGAGCTACTTAGCGCCGAACCTTTATCGGAGCAATATGTAAACTATATAGCAGGAACTATTAAAAATAATACCAACAAGGAATATTCTTACGTACAGGTAGAGATTAATTTATACAAAGGTGAAACTCTTATTGGTTCAACTTTAGCGAATGTTAATAATCTAGGGGCCGGAGAAACATGGCAGTTTAAAGCTGTAGTACTTGAAGATGAGGCGGACTCTTTTAAAATTAAAGACATAACAGGATTCTAACTAAAATTAAATTATATTAAAAAATAAAAAAGCACTCTTTCGAGTGCTTTTTAACGTAAATTTTATTTATTTTTTATTATATTTTTCTAAAATTAACTCTACGCCTTTATCTAGTAATTTCGAAATAGGTATCATCGTTTCTTTAGATAATTGTTGTAAGCGTTCATAAAGTTTAGTATCAATGGCATTGGAAATAGGGGTTCTATTTTTTAAACCTCTGTTCATATAATCACCTCAATTTTATTATATATTATATTGCTAATACTTGCAACTACAAGTAGTTAATGGTACAATGTAATAAAGGAGTTGATAGCAATGGGTAGAAAATTAACTTTTAAAGATGTAAAAGACAGACTACGAGAAATTAATCCGAACATAGATATAGTTTCCGATGAATACAAAAATACAGACACTAGAGTAGTTTGTAGATGTAAAATAGATGGCTGCAATTGGGATGCTACGGTGACAAGCTTATTACACCAAAAAAGCGGATGTCCTAAATGCGCAGGCGTAGTTAAATATTCTATAGAAGAAAGAAATGATATTTTAAGCAAAAATGATAGTAAGATTAAAATAATTGATGAACACTATAATAAAGCCACCAAGAGGACAATGTGTAATTGTATATGTAAAGAATGTGGACATGCCTTTGAAAGCAATTGGGCAAATTTAAATGCAGGGAGAGGTTGTCCTAAATGTGCAAGAAAATTAATAACGAAAGAAGAAAGGCAAGAAATACTTTATAAAAATGGTATCAATGCAACCATACTAAGCGTTTATTCTAAACATAGAGGGAAGGCAGCTATTACCAAGAGTACTTATTGTAAATGCAAATGTAATATTGACGGGCACATATGGGAAGGGCTATGGAGCAATTTAAATAAAGGTGCAGGTTGCCCTAAATGTGCGGGTGTAGTAATGTTTACTTTAGAAGATATTCAAAAATTTGTCGACAATAACAATATGAATATTATAACATTGTCAAAAGAAATAAAAGGAATAAAAGGGCATACCAGGTCTTTTGTAAAATGTAAATGTAAAAAAGATGGATATGTATGGTGGTCACAGCTTAATAATTTAACAGAATTGAAAGGATGTCCAGTGTGTAGTGGCAGTAATTTAGAAAAAATAACTCAAGAGATATTATCAAGCAAAAATATCGAATATTATAGAGAATATAGATTTGATGAATGCAGAAATAAATATCCATTACCTTTTGACTTTTATTTGTCTTCATATAATACTGTTATCGAGCTTGACGGAGAGCAACATTATAAACCTATACAGTTTGGAGGCATGAGCTATGATAAAGCAAAAAAGTGCCATAAAGAAAGAAAAATAAATGATGAAATTAAGAACAAATTTTGCAAAGATAACAAAATTAATTTAATTAGAATACCTTATTATAAAATTAAAGATATTGAGAATATAATTGATAAAGCAACAACGAATAGTTAACAAAAAGCGCCTTTATGGGTGCTTTTTTAAATGAAAAATAAGGCGGTGAAATATATGGCAGGTAAATCAAACTTTCTCGTGCGCGGCGGTGCAGATTTTTCCGGAATAAAAAGAGAAATACAAAAAACACAGGCTACAATGTCAGCATTTCAAGTTCGAACGTCTAAAACAATGGCAGCGGTAGGCAAAATACTAGGTGCCGTTGCCGTTGGAAAACTGATTAAAGACAGTACGGCTGCAGCCATGGGCGTTGAAAGTGCCATGGATAATATAAGCCGTAACATGAAGAATAGCTCTGCGGTATTTCAAGATTGGGTAAATACGCAATCAAAGGCTTTGGGCATGGGTAAGGCTGAAGCTTACAAATATGGTTCAATATTTTCTAACCTGCTTGGAAGTTTTCAAGATGATGCAAAGGAAACAGCAGACAGTACACAGGAGCTCATGAAAGCAGCCGCTATTATATCGAGTAAGACTGGTAGAACGTACGAGGATACTGCAAATAGAATACGTTCGGGCTTACTTGGGTCCACAGAAGCCATAGAAGATTTAGGTGTTTATACAAACATATCCATGATTGAATCCACTGCTGCATTCAAAAAGTTTGCAGGTAGCAAATCATGGGCTCAATTAGATTTTCAAACTCAACAACAGATTAGATTAGCTGCAATATTAGAACAAACATATGCCCGGTATGGTAATACTCTTGCTGATACTACAACAACAAGACAAAACCAATTTACAGCGAGCTTAAAAAATGCTCAGCTTGCTTTAGGTCAAGCATTTCTACCTATATATAATGCAGTATTGCCAGCGCTAACGAGAATGGCAGAAGCCTTGGGAGCGGTCATAAACAGAATAGCACAATTTAGTCAAGCGCTGTTTGGAAAGGCAAATGTAGGGACCGTACAAAATACAGAGGAACAAGCAGCGGCATTATCGGGGCTTGGAGATGCATCAGAGTCGGCGGGCAAGCAGGCAAAAAAAGCTCAATCGGCGTTGGCGGGATTCGATGAGTTAAACGTACTGAGCAAACCGGCGGATGTTGGCGTAGCGAGCGGTGCTGTAACGACATCTGCTCCAGTGGTAGACGGACTCTCCGGGGAGATAGGCTCAAATATCACAGTTTCACCTAAAATAGCAGAATTTACAGAAAAGATTAAGGGTTTGTTTGAGCCTTTAAAAGATATAGATTTTGATAATTTGAATAAAGCTTTGGAAAATCTAAAACAAGCAGCAGCTCCCTTGGTAGAAACCTTATTTAAAGGTCTTGAATGGGCTGTAACAAATGTATTTATACCTCTTGCTAAAATAACCATAGAGAATGTAATCCCTACATTTTTAAACGCATTAGCGTTAGCTATGAAAGGGTTAAACGCAGTCCTTGAGAATGCGAAACCAATAATAACAGGAATAGCAGTTGCATTTGGAGCATGGAAACTCATTGAATTCGGAAATTATGTAAAATACATAGGGGCATTGACAAGTACGACAGGATTTGCGGCGTTATCTGCAGCTGTACAACAACTTGCTTTTACAGGATTTGCAACATTAAAAACGCATTTAATATCAGTCGTTGACTCTGTAAAAGCATTAGCTTTAAATATGTTGTCTGCTGCTAAGAATGCAGGATTGCTGCTAATAGAATTGGTGAAACAATCGGCTGCACTTGTGGCAAATGCCGCAAAATGGGTATGGAGTAAAACGGTAATGGTGGCATCGACCGTTGCACAGGTTGCCATGACGGCCGCAACAGTAGCGTGGAACGTTGTTTGCGGTATTGCCACAGTGGTTACATCAGCTTTTGCTGCCGCAATAGCTTTTTTAACATCTCCTATAGGATTAGTAATAGTTGCAGTAGCTGCTCTTGTTGCGGGCATAGCTCTGTTGGCAATTCATTGGGACGAAGTAAAAGAAGCAGGAGTCAAGGCTTTGGAGTGGATAAAACAAGCATGGAATAAGGCGGGAGAATGGTTTAATACAACGGTAGTAGAACCTATAAAAACATTTTTCTCAGGACTTTGGGAAACTATAAAACTAAAAGCCTTGGAGTCGTGGACAGGTATAAAAAACATATGGCAAGTTGTGTCCGAATGGTTTAATACCACAATAATACTACCTGTTACAACGTTTTTTACAACATTAAAGGAAAGCATTGTAACTTTATTTTCTGATGCATGGACGACTGTAAAAGAAACATGGGCTAAAGCGTCTAACTGGTTTAAAGATAATGTAATTACTCCTATAAGCAATGCCTTTAAAGCAGGGATAAATTTTTTGATTGGATTAGCTGAGGGGTTTGCTAATGGATTTATTAAAGGAATAAATTCGATAATTGATGCGATAAATAAAATACAGATTGATGTTCCGGGTTGGCTCGAAGACCTAACAGGCATGTCCACCTTTGGATTTAATATTCCTAGAGCAAAAACAATAAATATACCTCGTCTTGCTACGGGCGGCATTACTGATGTGAATAATCCATTTATGGCGGTAGTTGGGGATAATAGAACGCAAAAAGAGGTTATATCGCCTCTTGACGATTTGCTTGGAATGATTACAAGCGCAGTAAATAACGCTTCTGGACAATCGGGCAACGGCAATAACGGAGACATATATCTAACAGTAAAAATTGGTGAAGATACATTTATCGACAAGGTTGTAACCGGAGTAAACCGCCAAAACCGAATAAACGGCAGAACGGTAATGGAAGTGTAAGGAGGATATACATGGCAATGATAAATATTGACGGTACAGACCTTCCTGCACCGTCTAAATTTAAACCACCTAACATGGATTTGGATTCAGAAGATTCCAAAAGAAATGAATTAGGCGTTATGCAAAGAGACAGAATTAGGGCAGATGTTTTTAAACTAGAATTGGAATGGAAGGCAATAACAAGCTCGCAACTTGCTACAATAAAGGCAGCAATACACCCAGCAAGGTTTGAAGCAACATTTGTAACGGAAGTAGGATATGTGACTAAGACTATGTATGTAAGTGACAGAAATATTGAAATGGTTAAATACGATGAAGATTACAATAAAATCCGTTGGGATTTAAGCTGTAGTTTTACCGAGTATTAAGGAGGTGTAAAAGGATATGGAAGAAATTTTAAAAGAACTTCAGGAAATAAAAAAAGAGCTCCAAGATATTCGCAGTATCTTAGAGCCAAAGGAAATAAAAATTGTGATTGATGAAGATAAAATTGTTAACGCATTAAATAAAAGGCTTAAAAAGCAAGGTAATCCATTAATCATCGTGTAACCAATTGTGGTACTTTTCGATAAGCCTCATGGTAATGCCTACATTGTAAGACCGATTGAACCATACAAACTCTTCGGTAGCGCTTTCGATTGGGTCCTCATCGAGAAGTTTATTTAATTTTTCTATCACTTCCGATGCCATAGACTCTAGTACATCTGATGTAATTGTAGCTTTGAAGTCTTCATATCTTTTCAATATAATCACCTCCTTTCAAGGTAAAGTTTACCATAAGGGGGTGTTTTAAACAAGAAAAAAGGCGGGTTAATACATGTATCCAGTAACAGAACTATTCAAACAAAAAATAAAAGAAACAACCAGGACATTTAAAACCTCTATACAAATACAACATTCAGCTGGAACAATGGACCTTACTGATAAGGATATAATCGGAGGGTCCATTTTTTTTACAGAAAACAGCCAGTCAGGGCAAGACTTTACAATCGGCGGAGTAGTAGCAAGCACTTTCGACGTGGAGATTATAAACAAAACTGATGGCATTGACGGAAATCTTATTGTTGACAATCTAAATATAGCAGTTGATGATATGCTTCAGGATGTTGACTGGTATGACGAATATAATACCATAAACTTTGAAGGTGCAACGATAATTCCGCAAGTAGCCTTATTACTTAGTGAACCAGAGGAACAAGACTATTTCTTGGCAGCACCGCAACCGGCAGAATTTGAAACAGAAGCACAAGAGATATGGGAATATGTCCCTCTGGGCAGATTTACGGTTGATGAGGTTGTAAAGAGTAGGAATAGCATAAAACTTAAAGCAATCGACAATATGATAGAGCTTGACAGACCTTACAGCTTATCAAAATTGGGTTATCCTGCGAACTTGTATCAAATATACGTCAACATATGCAATGTAGCAGATGTTCAAATTGGTACGGTGAGCTTCACAAATAGTGACTACGTTGTCGATGAACGCCCGGAAGGGGATTATACCCTACGTGACATCTTGTCTTATGTAGCTCAATTAAGCGGTTCATTCGCAAGGTTCAACCGGAATGGAGCTTTAGAATTAGTATGGTATACGGATTCAGGTGTCACGCTCACAGGCGCAAATCGATTCAACTTCAAACCCCGGGAAGATTCGATTGCAATAAGTGGAGTAAGTTACGCTACTACAAATGAAGATAACGAAGAAGTTGTATATCTGGCCGGAACAGATGAGTATGTTGTAGACCTTACTGACAATCCATTGCTGCAAAACAAGCGCAATGAAGCAATATCTAACATTTACAACAGTGTGAAGGATACGACATTTACTCCATACGAATCATCTTGGCAAGGAAATCCGGCAATACAACCAGGCGATAAGATAATCCAGATTGATAGGGACGGCAACGAATACAGTACAATAGTCACGTATAGTTCATACAAGTACAGAGGTTCAAGCACATTAGCCGGACGAGGACAGCCGGTTAAGGCAAAGCGATATTCAGGCTCAACTAATAAGAAAATTGCTGAGATAAAACGGAAAATCGAAAAGGAAGTAGGGGACAAACTTACATCACTTGAACAGGCACAGTTAAATGTAACTGAATTAATTGCAAATATGCTAGGTGGGTATTTAATTACTACCAGTGATGCAATATATATCGCCGACAATCCTGATATAAACATAGCACAAAAAATCTGGAAATGGGGACTTGGTGGCTTTGGTTATAGCTCAACTGGTATCGAAGGCCCGTATACGACAGGTATTGCTGCAGACGGTACTATTGTAGCGATGCTTGTTGCGGCTCATATAATTACTGCTGACATGGTGCAGACAGGAGTGTTAACAAGTGAAGCTGGAAACATGGCGATAGACCTGGACAACAATATCATGCGGATTGCTGACAATCTAGGACGCAACAGGGTGCTGCTTGGCGAATACGAAGAAGGCAAGTTTGGAATTCAAATAAAAGACGCAACTAATAACAGGACGCTTTTAGATGAAAGTGGGTTGCTGAATTCATGGCAACAAAACATGTCAGATAACTTTGACTCGAATCATCCGGCGAAACTGAAATTTTATTTGCCTCAAAATGCGGGAAACATAATAGATTTAAAATTATCATTTAGCTTAGAGAAATTCAGAAACTATGTTGATGTCTTAAAGTATAGTACATATTTTGTTACTACCGATGAAGTAGTACAATTCATAATGGACAAATCAACATCTACAAACGGAGAGCATTCTCACAGTCAACTAGGGTGGCAAGGTTCAGCAGGCAATCACAGTCATAGTATTAATTTACAGCATAGACACGGCGTTGATTATACGCATAATCACGCACTTAGACACGCAATATATGAAGAGGGTGCACCTAGCAATGTAGGTATAAAAATTGACGGAGTTGATGTTACATCTGCATTAGGTGGAGTATGGAGTGGAGAAGTTGAGATTTCTGACCTCAATATAAAGCCTTATATAACAACCAATGGCTGGCATACAATAGAATTCTTTATGCCGGAAGTTGCTGAAGGCGACCCCGTGATTGGCAGAGTTACGGCAAATATATTTGGCATGATATTCATGTACGCACCGGAAGGAGAATAATACGATGATAGAACTACAAACAATTTTAGGTGCCGATAAAGGGCGAAATGCTTTTTATAAGGCAAGAGATAATTTCACAATATTACAAGAATTTGCAAATGATGCTAATGATAATTTTATAGAACTATTTAATCAAATAGTTGATATTACGAATCAAACGGCATTAAAGACGTTTCCTACGACAACAGAAGCTCTCATATATATTAATAAAACAAGCGACCTATCAATATCCCCATATGTAACAACATTAAATGGTTGGGATGTTGATGCTGTTAGTATTGATAGGCTTCCTCCCATTGGTCGGGGTTGGTGGAATATATTTCATATTTCTGTTTTAAGCGGATATCCACCTTGGGTACCAGAAAATTTAGCCTTACAATATTGGATGTTAAATGGATACGCAGATAACCCGACGATTTATATAAGGTATTGCATAAATAATACATGGACGCAGTTTAAAAGAATATTAGGAAGCGATAACTGGATATCTGCAACCCTGCAAAATGGGTGGACTGGTACATTACAGTATAGAAAAAATCAAATAGGACAGACAGAAATATCCGGACGTGTAAAGCCAGGGACAAGAACTTTCGGAACAGTAATGGCACAAATACCAGCGCAATACGCACATCCTGATAGAGTTTTCCCTTTGGATATGTATGGGACTAACGGAGAAGTATTTACAGGTGTGGTTTTAGAAGTTAACGGCAGTATAAAGATATACTTGCCTTATTCAGGCAACTCTGGAACACACGACTTATTTATTTCTGCGGTTATTCCAATTTAAAGGTGGTGGGAGTTAAAATGCAAAAAAGACAAGTATATAAAATAGATTCCGATGGTTATTTAATAGAATCTTCTGTAAAGAATTTTGATGAAGATGGAAATTGCCTCGAAGAGCTAACAGCAGATATTATAGTAGTTGACCCGCCAAATGGTTTATATCGTCCGAAATGGACGGGCACTGAATGGATATCTACAATGACTGAGGCGGAGTATATAGCAACTCTACCAGAGCAGCCGGAGAAGGAGCCGACTATCGAAGAGAAAAACAGGGCAGATATAGAATATCTATCTGTAATGACAGGGGTGAGCTTAGATGTTTGAAAAAGTTAAATATTATTACGAAACTGGACTATGGAGTTTACAGAGAGTCTGGAATGTTGTGGGCAAGGAACTTGGCATAACAGAAGCGGAATATTTTGAAATAACAGGGTTTGTATATCCTGACAAAGGTGAATAATATGGAAACTTATGATTTCTTTTACGGAACGCAATTAGCAGAATTTGAACGCCCCGAAGTACCAGAAATAGTTGCTAAAAAAGGAATTAAAGCAGAAATAGCCGGCTCGAAATATTCTCTTAAATTAAATCCTTCTAAATCAAAGGCGGTGATAAGATGTTTACAATCAAACAAGGCGATACTCTCCCAATCTTAGAAGCACAGTTGATTGATTGTACCGGCAATCCTATAAACCTGGATTTGTGTGGAGTGTATTTTCACATGGCCCGATACAGTCGAAGTATAATCAACAGACCTGTTACTATTGTAGATATGGATTCCGGAAAGGTTAAAGTTGAATGGCAGCCTGGAGATACAAGTACAGTAGGTACATATCAATGCGAATTTGAAGTAAATATGCCTGACGGCAAAATTATCACAGTGCCCAATAATGGATATTTTTTAATAGAAATTATAAAAGAATTGGCGTAAGGAGAGTGAAATAATGGCATTTAATACAAAGAGCATAGTAAAAGATGTAAACCAAAAACCAGTACCACAGTACTACAATCCTGCTGTGGACATTTATGAAGTGTTGCAAGGTGCAAATGGTGCTAACAAAGTTACTCTTTATACAGCAAGTGGAGCGGCTATAGACTTAGCTTCATTAATTGCTACTATTGTAACAGCAATTAACACCACAGGCACAACTCAATTAAGAGCTGGTACAAATGCAATAGGTAAGGTTACTGTATCAACTGATGAAAGAGACTTAAGAGGTAAAGCGGCTAACAAGCCAGCAGCTAATTCAGTTGCAATAGGCTCAACATACTGGAGCGTGGACACAGACCCAAAAGCAGAAGCTATTGAAATATCTAATGGTACAAGTTGGGTGGTGATATAAATGGATCCTGTAACATTGAAACTAAGTAAGGATTATACAAATGCGGTTATTAAATCCTCTAAAATCAAAAAATACGGAGTTAAATTCACAGGTTCTAATCCTATAGGTGAAAGATTATTCGATGCCGTAGGTATGGTTGCGAATGTAGCGGTTGATAATCAGATAGTACAAAATGATTTTGATAAAGTATCATTCTATAATCGTCCTATGTGTAATGTGTATTTTGATTCATTAGGAAATCCAACAGTTATGGCGTATCGTGGGGAACCAGGATTTAATATGGAAGGTGCAATATTTCCACCATACGCAAAAAAGGCAAGCGTGTATTACGAATGTATGCCCTGCGGGTGGAATGATTCTTTTGACGAGCCTGTTGTGACCGGAACGCCAATGGAAGGTATTGAATTATTTTCCTGTTTTCCCGACTGGAATACAAAAATATATCTACCTTCATTTTGGATGGCGGTTGAAGACGGTCAGCCAGTATCTATTAGTGGCGTAAGACCGGGCTATTATTCATTAAATAGTGCAATGTCAGAAGTTAAAGCTTGGAATGCAAACGCACATACTGAAACAATGGCAGCTCATATGTATGAATATATATTACAACTTGTAGAATTTGCTACGAGAGATTTACAGACTATTATGATGGGATGTAGTAATCTTAGATATAATTCAGCAACTGATACAGCTGTTATTGCAGAAAATTCAGTAAATAGAATTATAGTTACAAATGCAACGGCATCTAATTATGTTGTTGGTCAAACAATAGTAATTGGGACAGCTCAAAATGGAGATAACGTAGCAAAAGAAAGAAGCATAACAGCAATAGACGTATACGATGTAAGTAACAAAGCCATAAGTTTTGACGGTGCTCCAGTAAATATAGCTATAGGCAATTTTGTTTCGTCAAGAGTTTGGAAAAATGGCGCAACTGATATTGTAGTAGCCTCATCAGGTTCACCTGTAAGTAATACGAGTGGTAAATATCCGTGTATTTGGAGAGGCAAAGTCGATCCATTGGGACAAGGGTTCTCTGCTATTTGTGATATACTAATACAAAGAAGAGGTTCCGGAACAACAGAAAGTCCGTATACTTATAGACCATACTTTTTATCTGATTTTCGTAAGTATGCGAATGGAGTTATAACAAATGATTATACTGAATTACAATATGATATACCATCTGTGGACGGATATGCAAAATCATTATGGCAGGATTCAAGACAGAAATATATAGGACTAACCAAAGAAGTTGGAGCATCTTCAACAACTTGGTTATCTGCGTATTATTACTATCCAAGGTACGATGTCTGCGTGGTTTTTGTCGGCGGTTACTTCGCCTTTGGGCGTTTTTGCTCGCCTGTGTACTTCGACTGCAGCTTCCTCCCGTCGTCTTCGAGCTTCGTCCGCCTGGCTCGCCTTTTTGTCAGCCGGGTTTAACAGGGGTTTGGGGGCGGTAGCCTCCCAATAAGATTTGATAATTAAATTTAGTTAATAAATATAGGGATTAGATATGCCAGTCTGCGTGGTTTTTGTCGGCGGTAACTTCAACAATGGGCGTAATTGCTCGCCTGTGTACTTCAACTGCAACAACCACCCGTCGTCTTCGAGCTTCTACCGCCTGGCTCGCCAATTTTATAGAGAAGAAATAAAAAGAAATATTGCATATCTAATTCCGTGCCACTTGGCAAAAATCGTCGTAACGGCAGGGGTTAGTAAGAGATTTACAATCTGCCCAACATCCTTGAGACTATAAAAAAGTTGGTGACACAATGAAATCATACAATGTGGACAATCAATTGAAAGACCGTGAAATTATTAGAAAAGCTCTAATAAAAGTTTGTAAGAGTAAAAAGAAAAAGAAGAAAGGCAGAAACAAGAAATATAAACAAGCTCAATACATATTTGAACATTTGGATGAGTTTGTAGGAGTAATATTAGAAATTGTCATAGCAACTGAAGTAGTAATGAAACGAGAAGATGAAGGCCTATTTATTGATGATGAATATTATTTTATGGCATACAAGCCTGCAAAATGTAAAGGATTTACAATTACAGATGGTCCGAGTAAAAAAGAAAGAGACATAATAAGCGTACCACTATTTGTAGACCAAATTATTCACCAACTAATAATTGAAGCGGGTCAACCTGTATTTATGCGCGGAATGTACAAACATTCTTACGGTAGTATCCCGAAAAGAGGTTCTCACAAGGGACAAAAATACATTAAGAAAGTTATTAATCACCACAACAGATATGATAAATCGGCAATAAAATATGGAGTCCAACTTGATGCAACTAAATGCTATCAAAGCTTTTCGCACACATATTTAAAAAATCAACTTAAAAGGAAGTTTAGAGGTAAGTTGTTCCTTTATATAGCTTTTCTCATAATAGACAGCTATGCATTTATTATTATAGAAGACCCTATAACCGGAGAGATTGAAGCCTATGGACTACCAATAGGATACTCAACCAGTCAATGGTTTTGTAATTTCGGATTAACGCCATTAGACCATTACATCAAAGAAGAATTGCACATTGAATATTACATAAGATATATCGATGATATGATTATGTTTGGAAGAAATAAGAAAAATTTGCATAAGGCTGTTAAAGCAATTGATGAATTCATGGCTAATATGGGATTAAAGTTAAAACAAACATGGCAAGTATTTAGGTATGACTATATAGACAGAAAAGGCAAAAGAAAAGGAAGAGCTTTCGACACTTTAGGGCTTAGATTTTTTAGAGACAAAACAATATTAAGAAAAAGAAACTCACTAACTATAAAAAGGCAAGTGCAAAGGTTAAATAAGAAAGCAGAAATAACTGCTCATGATGCACAATCATTAATGTCCAGGTTAGGTCAATTGCGGCACTGTAACTCGTATAACTTTTACAAGAAACACGTAAAACCTTATGTAAATATCAAAAAACTAAAAGAGGTGATAAGAATTGAAAGCAGAAAGCAATGTAAAGCCTGTGCAGTTTGAAATACTACCGCTTAACGATGAAGAGGTAGAAGTTTTGTTTTTTGAAAACATAATAACTATATCACCAGCTGAGGAAGAGACAGAAAAATATAGTTATGATTATTATAGGCTAATAATAAAAAATAGAGAAAATTTGCAAACTGCAATTGAAACAAATATTGATGCTTGGGTGCAAATCGCAAAAAATAAGGAAGTCAGGGAATCTATCCACATCCCAACATATGAGGATAGAGTGACATTATTGGAAGATACGATAAATTTTATTTTAGGACTATAGGAGGGAAAATATGAGTAGATTATATCCGTTTATTTTAAATATGTGGATTATGGGTAAGGATGAAGCCTACGTCAACAGTGCATTTGAAAAGGGATACATCACGGAAGCGGAGAAGCAAACTATATTAGCAACTCCGAAAATATAGAGGAGATGATATGGACGCTAAAACATATCAGGAGTTGATTGAGCTGATAGAAGGACAACGAAATATAATAAATCAGCAAGCTAACACTATCAAAGATTTACTTAATCAGTGTGCCGAACAAGAAAATGTGATTAATGTGCTTATGACTGTTGAGCAGGTACCGATTCCGTATCAGGATGAGGTTAGGGAAAGATTAGAAGAAAATAAAATCGAAGGAGATAAAGAATAATGGAAAACTTAACAACAGTAAAAACAAGTATTTTAGGAGTTATTGGAGTAATTGGCGGCATAATAACAAATTTCCTCGGAGGTTGGGACATGGCATTACAGACATTAGTGTTATTTATGGCTGTCGATTATATAATGGGGCTTATAGTTGCAGGAATTTTTAATAAGTCACAAAAGTCGGAAACGGGCGCATTAGACAGTAGAGCTGGTTGGAAAGGATTATTTAAAAAAGGCGTAACACTGATGATTGTACTGGTAGCCACTCAATTGGACAAGATGACTGGCACAGAGATTATAAGGGATGCTGTAATAATAGCCTATGTAGTTAATGAAGCAATAAGTATACTTGAAAATGCTGGCCTCATGGGTGTACCTATTCCGGATATAATTAAAAGAACATTAGAGATGCTTAAAAACAAAGAAGGTGCTAAGTGATGCAAATCAAAAACGGTATAGTAACCGAATTAGAGGGTATCAGGATTGTACAGCACCTGATACCCGTGTCAAATACGCTTGCAAGACCTCAATACCCTATGACACCCGAATACATCACAATACACAATACAGGCAATCCTGGAGCCTCTGCATTGGCCAACAGTAAGTATGTCGATGTTGTAAATAGTTATGTCAGTTGGCACTTTACAGTAGGTCCCGGGGAAGTATATCAAGAGCTGCCTATCGTTGAATCAGCATGGCACGCAGGTGACGGGGCTAATGGAACGGGCAACCGCAAATCTATAGGTATAGAAATTGCGGAGGTTGAAGGAGCAGAGGAAACAGCAATTAAGTTTGTAGCACAGTTAATCGAAGCTACAGGGATAAGCTTAAGCAAGGTTGTTCCACATCAACATTGGAGTGGGAAATATTGTCCAAGGCTTATATTGCCGCATTGGGCAGAGTTTATTAACAATATTAAAAAAGAGCTGGAGCGTGATGATATGACAGTACAAGAAGCAGAAAAAATTGTTCGGGAGAAAGCCGGACTGGACGACAATACAATGCAGTATTTAAGATTTTATAGGTACGGTGATGCGTTGTTGATGAAGTTAGCAGAGGCTATGAAGTAG